ACGACTTGCCAGAGATGCAAGAGGATATGAGCAAAAAAATGGAATGGTTAAGTAAAGCACCATTAACTCCAAATGAAGTTCGTCACGCTTTAAAATATGACATGATTATGGAGGACGGAATGGATACAGTTTGGATTGAAAGTAATAAACAAAGAGTTACCGATGTTTCGATGACTGCTTTTGATCAAGCTAATTCATGATAAACTGGGAGCGTTTGCAATATATGTACGAAAGGAAAGCGTACAGGATTGTGCAAAAGCACATAAAAAAGATTTTAGGTAACGTTCCGACAAATAACGTATCTTTAGGAACTTATAAGATATTATTTTATACAAACATAACTGAAGAGCAAATCAAAGAAATGTTTATTGATCTTTATAAGACAGTTGGATACGATTATAATAAGAGAATAAAAAAAGAAATAGAAAGGACGACAAAGAACGTTTTATTTTCTGATTCATTTTTACAAGATATTTTAGTATTTTTGTCGGGAGAGGGAGGAGCTAAAATAGTGAGCGTCAGAGGGACGTTGATTGAAGACATAATTAAGGCGATTGAAACTAAATTAAAAGACGACACGTCTTTAATAGCATTACAAGACGCAATTTTTGAAATAGTGCAACAGTCTCAGCAGTTTTATAAATGGCAAGCGTTGAGAATAGCGAGAACGGAAACAACTTTCGCTTCGGCATTTGCAGCAATGAGAGCAGCATCACAATCAAACTTTGAAATGACAAAGGAATGGGTTGCAGCAAAAGACGACAGGACCAGAAAGGACCACAGATTAGAAAACGGGCAAATTGTTGATTTTAACGAGCCGTTTATAATGAATGACGGAACGCAAATGCAATACCCAGGCGATCCAAAAGGAACAGCCGCTCAGGTTATAAATTGTAGATGCACATTAGCTTTTAAAGCAAAGAGAGACAAAGACGGTAATATTATATTTAAACAATAAAAAAGATATGGATTTTAAACAATTATCTTACGATTTAAAAGACTTAGACGAGAACAAAGGAATTGTTGTCGCTTATGCAAATGCTTACAACTTTAAAGATTCAGACGGAGACATTTCGGCTCCAGGTTCATTCAATAAGACAGTAACGGAAAATTTCAAAAGAATTAGAGTTTTAAAGGACCACAATCCAACGATGATGATTGGAGTACCTTTGGAAATAAACGCAAATGATCCTTACGGATTATTAACTACGTCTCAATTTAACATGAACAAGCCATTAGGTAAAGACATGTTCACAGACGTAAAATTGATGCACGAGAGCGGTTTAAATGCTGAATTGAGTATTGGTTACCAAGTTTTGCAAAGAGACGCTAAAAACAAAGCGGTTATTAACGAATATAAGTTAATGGAATACTCTTTCTTGTCAAGCTGGGGAGCAAACGAATTGAGCACTGTACAAGGTTTAAAAAGCATCAAAAGCCATTACGGTATTATGGAATTAATTGAGAAAGCGTATAACTTAGATTATAGCGATCAAAGATTAAGAAATATCGAACAACTATTAAAATCACTTTCAGAGGAGCCGACAGAAATTGTCACTTTGAATGAAAAGCCGATTATATTAGACACATTGAAAAATTTTACACTTTAAAAAAACAAACAAAAATGGAAGCATTAGAAATCAAAGCTGCTTTAGAGGGAATCAAAGCACAAGTTGAAACAAAAACTGCTGAGCAATCAGTAGAAGTAAAGTCTTTAATCGAAGCATTAGAGGCAAAAATGAAATCAGAAAACAACGCAACTGTTGAAGCGTTAAAAGCTGACTTGAAAGCTATTCAAGATCACGCTGATTTATTAGACGTTAAATTACAAGAAAAAACTGCTGAGACTAAGTCTGAGGGTTATTTTGATGTAATGGAGAAAGCATTGAACGAAAACTTCAACGAAATCAAAGAAGTAAGAAGCGGAAAATCAGTACAAGTGAAAGCTGTTGGAGATATGACTTTGTCTAACTTGACAGGAGCTCAACCAAAAGATTACAACTTCAACACTGTAATGATCCCAGGTCAATTAGTTAACGTTGCTGACTTAGTTGGATCTGTAAGCATTGCTGGAGGTACTTATACTTTCCCAAGAGAGGGAGCTGGAGAAGGCTCAATAGCTACTCAAACAGAAGGTTCTTCTAAAGCACAAAGAGACTACGATTTTACAATGGTAGATGTAAACACAGACTTTATTGCTGGTTTCACTCGTTACAGTAAGAAAATGTCTAACAACTTGCCTTTCTTGACTTCATTCATTCCAAATGCATTAAGAAGAGATTATTTCATCGCTGAAAACTCAGTTTTCAACGGAGTATTGGCTGCTGCTGCAACTGCATCAACTCAAATTATTGACGACAAAAACAAAATCGAAATGTTGATCAATGAAATCGCTACTTTGGAGAACTCAAACTATGCTGTAAACGGTATCGTTGTTCGTCCTTCTGATTTCTACGACATTATGAAAACTGCAAAATCTTCATCTTCAGGATACGGATTGCCAGGAATTGCTACTTACGAAGGTGGTCAATTAAGAATTAACGGAATTCCAGTTTACAAAGCAACTTGGTTGACTGCAAACAAATATTTCGTAGGAGATTGGTCAAGAGTAAACAAAGTAGTAACTCAAGGTTTATCTTTAGAGTTCTCTGAGCAAGAAGGAACTAACTTCGTTAAAAATAACATTACAGCTCGTATTGAGTCTCAAACTGCTTTGGCTGTTGAGCAACCAGCTGCAATCATTTACGGAGACTTTACAGCTACTGCATAAGTTGTAACTTTCTAAAAATTAAAAGCCTATGCATTTTGTATAGGCTTTTTTTATAAATTTGTATAAATTAAAATATTTAAGAAATGGAAAACTATATTGTAATAAAATCATTCTTTAAATTATCGGACCAAAAAGATTACATCATTGGCGATAATATAGAATTGTCAAAAGAGGACGCAGAGAGATTTTTGAAAAACGGCTTAGTTGAAAAACCTAAGGCTGTAAAAGCAAAAAAATAATGGCATATATTGACGTATTAACACTTGAAAGAGTTAAGAACTATTTAAGAATAGACGAGGATTTGACAGACGATGACAACGAAATCACTTCAATGATTAATGGAGCTTGTCGTTTTGTTGAGAAAAGAACTAATCATTTGTTTTATGATCGTGACGTTACTTATACAAATCAATTAAGTTTAAAAGTTTACGATTATCCAATAAATGAAATTGTAACTCCAACGGATCCGATTGTAATTCATTTTTCGACTTACGATGTATTTCCAAACGAAACAACTGTAACTTTGAACGTTGGGTATGAGGACCCGACAGACGTTCCAGACGAGCTTTTACAAGCTTGTTTACAAATGATAAAGGTTTGGTATTATGAGAGCGAAAAACAAGTCAATACAACGCTTATTCCAGAGTCAGTAATGCAAGCGATTGACGTTAACAGACGATTTTTATGATAGCGAGAGAATTATCCAGAAAAGTTGAAATATATAAAACTGAAAACGTTGAGGACGGTTTTGGCGGTTATACTATTGATGACGTTTTAATTGGGATTTTTTGGGCAAACGTAAAACAAGCCAGTTCATTTAGAGACAACGCAAACGGAGGTTCTTATATTAAAGATAATTATTCTTTTAAGATTAGAAACAACTCAACCATTGACATGGATAGGGATAATCTAAGTATTGTTTACAGAGGCAATAAATACGTTGTTAATAATCTTGAATATGATGACGAGTTATTCAGATTCATAAATATAACTGCAAATGGCAAAGGGATCGATTAAAGGGATTGACCAAGTTGTAAAAGAGCTTCGAGCAATTAGCAAAGACGTTGAAAAGGAAATCGATGCGGTAACTTACGACATTGCTTTACAAATTGAAGGAGATGCAAAAAGAATTGCTCCAGTTAATTTTGGTAAATTAAGACAAAGCATTTATACAACAAAAATAAAAGATAGTAATTATAAGATTACAGCCAACGAAAGTTATGCTCCTTATGTTGAGTTTGGTACCGGAGGATTAGTTAATGTGCCAGCAGGATGGGAGGCTTTGGCTTCTCAATTTATTGGTAAAGGAATAAAACAAATCAATATTCATCCAAGACCTTTTCTTTATCCGGCTTATATAAAAGGCAAAAAAGATTATTTGGATAACTTAAAAAAATTATTATCAAAATATAATAAAAAAATTTAGTAATTTTGACCTATGATAACAACTAATCCAGACAAATATATTAGAAAGGCAATTTTTGACCTATTGAATGATATTGTTGTATCAGGCAAAACGATTAAATGCTATGATAGTAGGATAGCAGGAAACGCAAAAGTTTTAAATTATATCTTACTTACTAATCAAACAAAAAGCATTGAAAAAGCAAATAAATGTGAGTACCGTTGGAACTCTTCCGTATTAATAGAGATATTTACCAAGACAAGCTCTCAGGGGAATGCTGGCAGTAGGCTATTATTAAACGATATAGAACAAGCGGTTAACGATTTATTATTGCCTCAAATTTCAGTTGACAATTTTGATGTTGTTACTCAGGATTTGAGCTACAATACACAATTAGAATCAGTTACAGACACAGAAAACATTTACCGAAGTTTTTTAACTTTGGAATTAACATTAAATTAAAAAAAAATTATGGCAACACCAATCAAAGGAGAAGTAGGAATTCTTTATGTAGCAGACGGAGCATCTTACAAGCCAGTAGCTTGTTTGACTTCAAACAGTTTATCAACAGCCGTTTCGGTTATTGAATCAAACACAAAATGTAACCCTGGAGTTACAAAAATCCAAGGAGGTATCTACTCTTACACTTTAGACGCTGAAGGAGAGTATATTGACACAACTTCAGTAGGAGGAGACGATACAAAAGTATCTCACGACTTTTTAGTTGATTTACAACTTGAAAAAGCATTAGTAACTTGGAAATTAGTTACTGGAGTAACTGGAGCAACTTACTACGGTAGTGCTTTAATCTCTGACTTATCTTTGGATATGGGATCAGGCGATGACTTGGCAACTTTCTCTCTTACATTAAATGGAGACGGAGAAATTTCAACAGTTGATCCATTAGACTAAGACATATTTTAACCAAACAATCAAATCATGAATAAAGTAGTATTATTAGACAAAGAGTTCCATTTTGGAATAGGGTTTTTAAATGAATTGTTAGACGGAACAGGTTTAAGACTTGACGAATTAGGCACTCAAGCCGATGCGGTTTTAATTCCTAAAATGATGTATTATTCATTATTATACTCTTACAAAAGAAAGGCTCAGGAGGTTGATTTTACTATGTATGACGTGAATGATTGGATTGATGAAAATGGAGGAATAGGAGGCGAGTTTTGGAATAATTTCCACAAAGCCTTTAATGACTCGATGAATAAAGACGTCCCAGTTGACAATAGCAAAAAAAAAGTGAATCCAGAGAAATAGATTTTAAAGCGGATGTTATCGCTTTTGCTTGTGGCGAACTTG